TTACCAGTTGCTGTTGTGGATGCAATTTTCGCGGATGTATTACCAGGTAGCTTGCAGCCTACGGAAGTAATTCAATCGAGTGTTGAGTTAAAAAAAAAAGTAGATGATTCTACCGTGGGTGATGCGCTTATTGCATTAGGTGAAGATGAGAATCCTGAATGGATATTGATAGATAGCTACAACGCAGATGAGGAAATTGAGCATGAGTTTGCAGTACGCACGGGTGCTGCTCGCCCTGCTGCTAAGAGTGAGCAAGATGCTGTGGTGGATGGTAAGTACTTTATTACTCGTTACGTTTATGCAGGTAGCTTTGGGCATGATAATATGCGCCCATTCTGTGCGAAGATGATGGAAGCGGGGAAGCTATATCGCAAAGAAGATATAGTATCAATGGAAAATGTAGCGGTTAATCCGGGATGGGGCCCTGAAGGTGCGGATACTTACGATATATGGCACTGGAAAGGCGGCGGTAATTGTCGCCATTTTTGGGAGAAGCGTGTATATGTAGATGCAAAGGGCGCAAAGATTAACCCTAATGATCCAGATGCAACACGTGTAGCGGTGGCAACAGCTGAACGCATGGGATATAAGGTGCGCAATCCTAAGTATGTAGCACAGCTTCCCGAGGATATGCCTCATCGCGGCTTTTTACCAACTAATCCTATTTACGGAAATCAATAATTACAACTATGGCTGAAGTATTATTAATATCTGAGAACTACATAAAGAAATACACTACGGTTAATGGTAGTGTTGACCCTAATCTGCTTTATCCGTCTATCTATTTGGCGCAGGATAAATGGTTACTTCCCTTTTTGGGAACTGATTTGCTCAATAAGATTAAGACTGATGTAGCAGCGGGAACTATTGCAGGTAACTACCAAACACTCTTAGAAGATTACATCCAAAAGATGCTGCTTTGGTGGGTTATGGTGGATGTTACGCCAAACCTTTGCTATCGTATGGATAACGGCACGCTAGTACAACGACAAAGTGAGGACACGGTGCCTATATCGGATGCAGTAATGAAGGATATGATAGACCGTGCAAGGCAAAATGCAGAGCATTACACCACTTTGCTAGTCGATTACTTGTGTGCTAACACTAGTTTGTTCCCGGAATACTCAACTGCGCAATGGCCTGACCGTTCACCGCGTACGGATGTGACTAATACGCTCAACTATCAATTCAGTTCAGGCAATACAGCAACTAGTTACCGTCCTACTTACTCACGTAATATCATTAATCGTATACCATGAGTGATAAAAAAACACTAAAGCAAGAATACACTGAGCGTTTGCGCAAGTATGAGCGTGAACTATCATTAAAACTACGAGCCAATGGCAGCAAAGAAACAGACAAATCCAAAACCAAATAAGGTTAATCTTAAAGGTATACGCTACAAGCTCGAGTTATTCGATGGCTTTTGGTCTATACCGCTTGCATTTTTAGTGTTTGCTATATCGGGTACACTATCCGTTGCCTATTTTGGTGATGCGCTTATTAGCACGGAATACATCCAGTACGTTGTGCTTGCTGCAATGGTTATGGTTGTTGCCAACTTTGTGGTTTTTTTAGGCATTAGATTCAATTTTAGAGCACTACAACGGGAGATATACAACAAAGAAGTTAAGTATGAAATAAACACCTATCTAACTACATGGCAAAAAGTTGTGTTATATCTGCTTTTATATGCCTTTTACTTTGCGGCATTCCTATACATTTTGCAAATGCTTCTGACGGCTACTGCGTAAGGTTAGTTGCATATTCGTATGTAGGTATTGATGAGCAAGGCGGCAATAATCAGGGATTCACTGATTACTATTTTCGTCGACTAATGACTGAGCAGGGATGGAAGCCCGGCTATCAATGGTGCAGTTTCTTTGTTATGGCGGTGCTTGACGTGTGCGGTGTGCCAAATACTATAACAGGATGGAGTCCTACTGCATACAATAAAAAAGATGTAATTTATGATGACGGCAAATTCTTAAAGTCATACAGTGAAGGTGATGTATTGATAATGACCCTATCTTACAATGATAGGAAAGGTAGATTTAAAAACATTGGTCACACTGGCGTAGTAGTCAAAGTAGGAAAAACTAGTGTTCGCACTATTGAAGGCAACACAAATGATCTAGGAATGCGCGATAGTAGAACGGGAGATGGTGTGTATGTAAAGATACGACCATTGAACAAAAGCATACAAATAACGCGATGGGCAAAATCACAAAACTAGCAATAGGATTAAGCATTACCATTCTCGCACTGGCTGTGATATTCAGCGTGCGTACCTGCAATAGACCTGTAACAAATCCTGCAGTAAAAAGGTTACAGGATGTGAATGATTCTTTGTATCAAATAATACAAATGAATAACGCAAAGACAGATAGTTTATTCGCCAAATTGGATTCTTTACAACTATATCAGGATACGATTGTAGAGCGTCAAGAAATCACTAATGAAATTTACCGCAATGAAACATATAACATTATTAGTTCTACTCCTAGTGATGCAGATAGTAGGTTTAGGGCAACGCTCCGCAAGTCAGACTCCTTACTCAAAGCAGGGTTTTACTCCAGAACTTACAACTTACGATCGTCAGCTTTTCAACTTGAACTTCAATAGCATGATGTATTGGTATGAGACGGCACAAGAAATAGATAGTCTGTATAAGATGGAGCGTGCAAAGGTTACATACTACGCAAAGATTACAGGCATTCAGGCAGCGAGTTATGAAACGCTAGCGGAAATCTACAAGAATAAACAGAGCATCGAAAAGGCTATATCTACTGAGAAAGATAATGAGATTAGTCAGTTAAAGAAACGCAATAGACGGTTAATAATTTCCAACACAGCCCTAACTTTAGGTATCACAGGGCTTGCTTTTTCTACTATATATTTTGCAATACTATAGAGATGGAATTTGAATCGAGAGATGTGATAACAATCATAGGTGCAGTAGTATCGCTCACGGGTCTTTACTACGCATTGAAAAGGGATGTGGTGAAGGTGTCCAGTGCACTGGGTAAAGTTGAGTCTTACCATAAAAGAGAAGTAACCATGCTAGCAGAAAGCATCAAAGAAACAAAGGACGAATTCAACACAAAACTCAATGTCATGAAAGAGGAGCAAAACAAAGCCATTGATAAACTTGAGGCGAAGATTGATGTGATTGCGTCACAGAACATGACCATCAGCACTAATCTTGCGGAGCTTGCCGGGTTTATTCGTGGCAATAAATAATACAATATGCAGCGAGAATATGCGGAAGTCTACAAAGAGATACACGCAGGTACTGGAAGCATAGCTAGTCGCATTCGCGAGGCTATGGCTAAGTACAATATTGAAATGCAATACGGCTCATTTGAGCGTATGTATTTTGGTTGGCGTAAAAGGAATGCGCTTGAAATAAATAAGCCGCTTAAAACGCAAGTAAAGGGCAACCTGTCCAAGCTTGAAAACCAATTTGCCGACTTCAGCAATATGGTCAACGAGTTAGTGCCTGAATCTAGCAACCCTCTCGACCTTCCACCTTCGCAGGAAGCGCACTACAAACCATTCAAACTACCGATAAACCACAATAACATCTTGTTGCTGTCGGATATCCACGTGCCGTATCATAACATACAGGCGTTAACGCTGGCACTTAAGTACGGACTGGAGAATGAAGTCAATACAATCCTGCTCAATGGTGACATTATAGACTTCTATGCTATTAGTCGTTTTGAAAAAGACCCGCGTAAGCGCAACTTCGGGCATGAGGTACTAATGACAAGGCAGTTTTTAGCTACCCTTCGCAAGCTATTTCCTGCAGCCGCGATATATTACAAGTGTGGGAATCATGATGTGCGTTATGATCACTATATCATGCGCAATGCTCCCGACTTATTGGGCATGGACGAGTTCAATTTTGAGTCATTGATGCATCTGGACAAGTTCAATATCACTTTCATCCCCGATAAACAAATCATTCACGCAGGCAAGCTAACCATATTACACGGGCATGAACTAGGTGCATCTGTATTCAGTCCTGTAAACATAGCGCGAGGCTTATTCTTACGTGCTAAGGATAGCGCATTGTGTGGACACCACCACCAAGCGAGTGAACACACGGAGCCAAACATCAATGGTAAGATAACAACCTGTTGGAGCGTGGCGTGCCTGTGCGAACTGCACCCGGATTACATGCCCATCAACAAACACCACCACGGCTTTGCCCATGTGCGGGTAATGGATACTGGAGACTTTGAAGTGAGCAACTATCGTATTGTTAATGGTAAGATTCGATAATCAAAAAGGCCCCACGTTAGGGGCCTAATTGAATCAATCAATAACAAAAAAACAATAATGCAATGAACACATGCACTAAGTCGCAAATATAGCACAATGAAACGCAAGCCACACCCTAAAGTAATTCAGCGCAAACTTGGACGCGAGAAGGCTGATGGTTTGTACTGCGACAACGTCATAGAGATAGACCCAACGTTACCACCTATGCGCTATCTTATTGTTTTAATTCACGAGTATCTGCATCACATTCAGCCGGAATGGAGTGAGGAAAAGGTGGATGCTGAAGGTGAGGCACTCGGTCGCTTTCTTTGGAAGCAAGGCTATCGCAAAGTGTCACAATAATTAGAATAATTGTGACAAGCCTTGTTCGGTTAATTCATTCTGCAACCATTGCCGCAGGTTAACTATCAACTCAGCTTGATCTGTACTAAGGTCGTGATACTTATCTAGCGCACGTAAGTGTTCGCGTAGTTCTGTTATAGCACTGTGCATATTCACTGCATTCATCATGCAGTCAAAGGTGTGCTGGTCTTCTTTTAAATCAAATGTTAGTGTTGCTTGCATCTTGTTCTGTTCTATTTGGTAATCCTGCCTTGCAGTCTGTATATCCATCGTTATAAGCACCAAAGATGTTTTCCATTTCCCATGCTTGCGCCTTCATTAGGAATGCATCCAGTTCCACCCATGAGATATTAACCGATGCCCCTTGAAAGCGTTTGCGTAGTGCCTTGCTAAGTCTGCGTAGTGATGTTTCTTTTTTATTCTGTTGTTCCATCTTGATTTTTGATTTGTTTATACAAGTCGCGCAGTGAGAGTGCGATTATCCACAAAGGGATAGATATGATTATTGCTGCTGTCATTTTACAAGTATTTGGTTTCTTTAGTTAGTGTGTAAAGGTCTTTATTAACCGATTTGATTTTGTGGCAAAGATTATCTTTCAGATATTTTGTCTTTGCGTTTGCATACATCGTAAGTAGGTTAATCCGTTCCAGCCTCAGCGTGTCCACTGACTTTAATGTTCTTGCCTTCATTGAGTTTTAGTATTTCGTTTTTTACGTGCATGTAGTAGGCTTTGACGCTGTAGTATTCCCCGGTGCCTTCAAAGTCCTGCATGATATCATTGGGTGCGTTTGTCAATGCTTCATCTACGCAATACAGCGCAGCATTGATAGCTTTGATGTGCGCCTCAACGAGGTTGCCTTCCTGCTTACCATTTTCGACTATATCAAAATAGTTCGAGTAGAGTTGCCATGCCTTTTCTTTTGCTTTCATTGCTCACCTCCTTTGTATGT